ATCTGTCTTAAATACGGTTGATCGTATTGTTTTAAAACAGCAATCTTTTTAGGCTTGTCTTTGGCATTATTAACTTTGGTAAAAATCTCGTGTACGGTCTCACCAGCAACACCTGAAGTGTTTGCCATAGTGGTCATCGCCTGTTTACTCATTAAGTTAGGGTTTTGTGCTTGTTCAGCCATAATTATCTCCAATATATATTGTCAAAAATCGTTAATGTTTTCAATCAATGATTTTAATTTGTGTTTCATAAAGTAAGGCAACAGGAGCGACCTGTTAGGTACTTTATAAGACTTGTAGATATTTATAATAGAATCTTCTATCGTTTTTGGTATTTGTGATAGGTCTATTAACTTCTTATTTCTATTATAGTTTTTCTTTGTTTCTGAACCAAGTGGTATATTATCTAAATTAGACCACTCTTCCAGTTTTTGTTTAGTAATAGGTTTCTGCCTATCACCTCTAACAAAAATCTCGTCATCTGATAATATGTTTGGTACACCATCTGATCGGTCACCTTTTATTATCTGTTCTCTTAAAAATTTTATAGGGTCTTCTTGTTCACCAATAAATGATTTTAAAAATGGTGACCATTGATACACATTACCATAATGATGTAATTGTATAAAGTCTTTATCGCCTGATACAACTAGGTAAATATCATCCTCTTGTAATTTAATTAGTGTTGCTATAATATCATCTGCTTCAGAGTTCTCTACATACATTACTATGTAAGGAAAGTTATCTCTAATTTCTTCTTTTATCTCTGTAATAATTTTAAATATGTTATCCCAATCAAATGGGCCATCTAATCTGGCCTGTTTTCTACTATGTTTATAATTAGGAAAAAAATCTTTTCGCCAAGGATCGCTGGCGTCTGAACATAAAACCATTTGACCATATTCTTGGCCAAACTTAGCATTAAAACCTCTCAATGATGTTAAAACCATATGTCTAATCATTTCTTTATTTGGTTTTACATCACCCTTACCTCTAACTTGTGCCATAAGGTTTGATATTAAAACTTGATTAAGGTCTACTAGTATCATTTAGTCCAATATTTCTTTTTATACCATTTATAAAATGCTTTGTCTGTAAATATTTCAGCAATCTCCTCTGCTGGTACTTGATCACTTCTTATACATTCACCTAATGACTCATATTCGTATGTATCAACTTTACGTGTCATTGGAAACTTCTTAGCGTGTTCAGCTATAGTTCTAACATTTCTATTCCAATTTTCTGTTTCTGAATATTTGCTCATTGACAATCATCACCTTTCCAGCCTGGCATATATTTTTTTAAATCATCCAAAGCTGTTGTTTCTTTTTTTATATGTTTTTTTATAACAACTTTATTAGCAACTATATATGCTATAAAAAATCCTATAAAGGTCGCCAAGCAACCTATAAAACCCATTAGCAAACCGTGTTGTAAGTCCATTAAAGATATTCAGCCCAATGTTTAGGTTTCTTACCTTTTAATTCATCTCTTAAAACTTTAATTCTATGTTTTAAACCATCAATGGTTGTGTACATCCAACCACAATCGTGTGGCTCAACTTGCTTTTTAAACCACTTAATAGTGTTTTTTAATACATCAATTTGTTTTTCTATTTCTTTTTTATTCATAATATCTATTAGATTAAGGCGGTGGCGATTTCTCGCCACCACACCGTTGTTTTGATTAAGCGTCAATAGAAGCAACTGTAGCTTTTGTAGGTGCTACAACTGAAGCATTGTCGTATTTAAAAGGCGTACCGTATAAAGCCTTGATACCTGCTGAGATAATTGCTCTCGTTGGTGTACCAATTCTGTATGAGTGGTTACCTTTTACTTTTGAACCGTAGATCATATAACCTTCGGCTCTTAAAGTATCAACCATAGCTCTTGGTGATTTAAGACCAAACTTTTGGTTTAAAGTCTTCCAAGTAATTGATTGACCTCTTAATAGAGCATTAAGAATAGTCTGTTTTTTAGACAATTTCTTTCTGCCTCTAGTTTCAACTGATTTAGTTCCAAACATAATATATTCTCCTTTTCATATTTGGGCTATTTTACAACCTGCTAAGGCGATTACTTTATGTAATTCCGTTATCGTCATCTGGATCAAATTTAATACCAGTTTCGTTTAAATCTTTTAATTCTTCTTTAAAATCTTTACTTAATGGTTTACCATTTTTAACTTTAGTATCTGTCACACCCGTGTAATCTATTTTGGCGGATTGAGTTCCGTCTCTATTTACTTTTAAGGTTACCATTTTATCTGATAGACTTTGTGCTGGGTGTTTAACACCAAAATCTCTGTACATTAAACCTCTCATCACATCAACTAACAAAGCCAAGTCTTTTGTAAAAGTATGTTTATCTGTTTTAATAGACATATCATAAAATTGTCTTAATAAGTTCATACTCATATCATCAACCGAAGTTTCTACAAATTGTTTTGTTTGTTGCTTTTCTATTTCTTTGGCAACTTTGTTACCCATTTTTCGTCTTTGTTCATCAAGTTCTCTACTTCTTTGATTAACAATACGATTTTTAGGGAATGGTATTATCTTATCATCACTCACTTATGATCTCACCCTTAAAATTAACTTTACCTTGTTTTTCAAAGTATTCAACTAATTGATTATAACCACCAACCAGTTCGCCATCAATTTTAATTTGAGGCATAGCTCTAACATTTTTACCAATATCTTCAATTAGTTTTATTGGATCAGAGCCAAAGTCTTTTTCTAAAGATTTTTCTTCATACTCTAGGCCAAGATTTTTTACCAAGGTCTTGGCCTTGGAGCAGAATATACAATTGTTTTTGCTATAGATTACTATTTTCATTATTGTTACCTGTATTTTCCAATAGTTCTTTATAAGCAGAATTAGATTGTTCTTTTAATTTAAAAGAGTCTAAAGCTTGCTCTATGGTATAATTATACATCTTATTATACTCACCCATTGGTAATCTTAAGCCAATCCAAACTCTGTAATATCCGTTTTTAGTTATTGTAACGTCTTTTTGCCACATTTCATAACCTCTAACTTGTGTTTTAGATATTATATTGATTAGAGTTACCTCTACATCTGATACAACAGACATTGAGTTGGTCTTACCAATTTCAGTTATGTATTGTTTAGATTGTTTGTTCATTTCACCCTTAACAATATCGGCCAAATCAGCCTTTGCTATCATCATACCTTTTTCAATAGCTAATTGTAAATCAGGCGACACGGCAGTACCAACACCAAAGATACACTCTTTGTTTTTGTTTTTACCAAACTTACTTGTACCACACGCTTTCTTTACTTTAAAGTCATTCATATACCAAGCAGGTACTTTATTTAATACCTTACCTTTTTCTGACTTCATATTATAAGTTGTACTAGAACAATTTGCTAAAAGCAAACCAGCTACTAATACACCTATTACTTTAATGTAGTTTTTCATATATTTTTAACACTCCTCTCTACATTATATAACAAGTCTTTCAAAAAGTCAAGCCCCTGTTGAATATGTGTAAAAGCCTCACTAGTTGATACACCTGTTACAATCATTACGAGAAGACCAATTATGATTAAGTTCTTAATCATTTAACCTCCCATTCACCATTTACATCTAAACACACTTTTCCTGGTGTTTTAAAAGCGTGTCCCTCCCGACTATAATATCGGCAGTATTCAGGAGCATAAACGTCTCTGTAATAAAATTGAGCAAATAACTCCCAATAACCTGGGGTATCAATGCCTTTTTTACCATCAGCACACTCCAAAATTTCTTCTTTGATAATCTCATCACCTTTTTGTTTGATTACCACTTTTACAAAACAATACTGGCCATCTGTCTTTTCTGGTTGTATTGATTTAATTTTACTATGTAATATTTTTTCACCACCAAAAGCATACGAACATATTAATATTAATGCTATGGTAATAAACATAAATTTTAAAGGTGTTCTAGGATCAAAATACATTATTTAACACTCCGTTTGTGACTTTCAATATTGTTTACAAATACTCTAACAAGTCTGGATACATCAACGGTTGTTTCTTTACCTGTTTTCGGGTGGGTAAATATAACTCTACTTGAATTTACCTTAAATACTTTATCGCCTTTATCATCCACAACAACAGCGTCATCTGTATGTTTACGCCAATCGTGTGAGCTATAACCTAATACATCATTACTCATAAGTCGGATCCTCAATCCATTGGCCATCTGGTAACTGACAAGCAGTACCAAATACCATTTTTCTATTGACACCACCAATACCAACTAATGGCCATTGATTTGTTATATCAATCGTAGCGTCATAATCTTTACATTTAATAGGCCCTTTCATATAAGACCTAGTTGTTTTAATAATACCAGAATTACCTGTCTCTGAATTAAACCAATTTGTATAACTTGAACCTTGGGGCCCATTGTTTAAATGATCTACAAAAACAGCATTGTGAACATCATAATCTGATTTATACATAATCTCAGCACCAGCAAAAGCACCAATCACAGCACAACTAGCAATAGCATAAGGATTTTCCACACCCATAGATACACAAGTACCTGTTGTAGTTGTAGAACCTAACACAGCACCAGTATGTGACCTGTTAGCACAATTTGTCAATAACAAACTAGCTAGTAAAACTAAAAT